ATTCGTCCCAACCTTGCCAGATAAGCCGACGATACTCGGCGTTCTTTTCCTCTTGGGGAGTTCCTTCGGGGAAAAGAGAAGGCATCTTAATGTCGGTATTGAAGATTGGGTTATCGTACTCTTCGATGTCGAGGAATACGTTGGTGTTGTTCATAGCATCGCATATTTGCTGATGGCTTAAAACGCATTGATCTGCAAACCTTGCATAAGCTGTATCACCATCGGGGTAATCAAGGAACCATCCCTGCTCATCGGGGTAGTCAAGACCTTTAGAGTAAAGGAAGTCGGTTCTCACTTGCGATTGCTGTGGCGTTATGTAGTGGCTATCACAACCCATTATCAGAGGAATTTTCAACTCTTCGTGGAGCCTTAATATCCTTTTGTTTAACTCTCTTTGCGAGTCGGTGTTGTGATATTGCACTTCGAGGAAAAAGTTCTTTCCAAAGTGCTTGTGGAATTCTTTTGTAATATCTTCGATATCATCGTATCTCCAGTATGCGATACACGCCGTAGTCACGATAACATCTTTGGGCGGTAGAGATAGGATTAAGGGAATATCAAGACGAGGTTGACCGTAGAAACCAGTGAGGTTCGCTTCGGAAAGAACATCGTTCAATGCCTGTCGTCCATTCTCGTTACGGGCTCCGATAAATATGTGGCAGTTGCTACGGTCTTTTTCAAGCCTGTCCTTTACCCAATAAGCTTCTGCCCCGATTAAGGGTTTAAGACCGTACTCTTTTGCGATGCGATATGTTTCGTAGTAATTGCCTTGCCAACCGTGCTCCGCTGAAGAAAGAATTCCGTGCCCGAACTGCTTAGCCCTTTCGGCATAAGCAGTCGGGGTAACGGCAGAATCGGAGATTCGCACGTTGGTATACATTCTGTGGCAGTGATAGTTTTGGAACTCTATCATTGATCTCCTCCTTCGATTCTTCCGTAGACTTCCTCGTCATCCTCCTGATAGAGCTGAGGGGGAGGATAGGGAAGTGCACCGTCGTATGTATTGGTATCCCAAGAGTATCGTCTATCGAGCGATTGCTCATCTACGAAGAAACGTCGTGAGGGTTTATCGTAATACAAGCCGGCGGAACTTCCTTCAAAACCAAGAAGTCTGTCCTTGAGAATGTCACATAGAACATCATACTTAATGGGTTCTTTATACCATCCGTTGCCGCGCTTATTCGGAACTCCTTTCTTATCGTCATTCGTAACACGATACAAGCTTAGAATTCTATGCGCTAAGTCGATGATTGCCGAAATACCTTGGATATCCATTTTATTAAGGCGTCTCATCTGTTCGATTTTGTGGGGGTGGACAACGAGAAGAACTGCAACGTTGTACTTCTTGGCGAAGTCAATCAAACGTGTAACAAATTCTTCTTGGCGCTGATACTTGTTTTGCTCATTTGCTTCGAGGTTTACCGAAGTGAGGTTGTCGATGATGTGAAGCTTGCATCCGTATTTACGAGTACAGTCTTCCATTGATTTGAGTATCGTATCTACCTTGTGGTCAATGCCATCCTTATAGATAAACAAGCGTCCTTTGTAATACTTGTCCATTTCCTTTTGAGCATCCGGAGTAACCTTCCAGTAGGTCGCGCCGTTAAAGGTATATTCCTTAACGTGTCTTTGACCTGCAAGTATGTAGTTAATCCAGTTCTTACTCTGGAAGTTTGGCAACTCACCAGAGTAGAGGAATGCATTCTTTTCCTCATCGATGGAATTACACACGAGCTGAGATAGGAATGATGATTTACCACTACCGTTAACTCCTGTTACGATAGTAAAGGTTCCGTAGAACAGTCTCATTAACTTCTTATCAAGCTCGGGGATTCCGGTCTTGATGCCGTCGATCTCGTCAAGGTCAACGTTGGTGATATCCGAATAATCGGCAACGCTATCGACAGGCGAGTCTTTGGCGTTATGTATCAATTCGATAACGGCTCTTTTACCCTGATAGTAAAGAACGTGGTTAAGGTCTTTCATCGGGATTTTTTTATCGTTTGCTTCATCATAAAAAACGGGGGGGATTTCTATGAATTTAGTTCGCCACGAGCCGAGTCTGAAGACACATTCCTTTTGCATCTTGATACCAGCCTCATCATTATCCGAACAAATAATGATGCTTTCGAATTGTTCAAGCCAGTCGAAGTTTTCTTCAATCCAGCCATAGTTGTTTGCGCCGAGAGGAACGGATACTGCATTCGTAAAGCCCGCTTCGATAGCAGCCATGCAGTCAATTTCTCCCTCGCATATTAAGAGTGGGGCGGTCGTATTGACACGGTTCATATTAAAAAGGAGGGGAGTCACGTCGGCGTTCTTTTGACACCAAGCTTTAACATCCCCTCTACTCTTATCGATCTTATGAGATGGTCTATACTTGACCAGACACAACACATCGTTTGTGTCGTAATAATTGAAAACTATGTTACCGTGAGCGTCTTCTCGAACATCGACTGCATCGACGGTTTCCTTTGAAATGCTCCTCTGAGCGAGGTAAGCATACACACTTTCCTTGTCGTTTAAGGGTTCCTCGACGGGATATCTATATTTGAATTTAGTTTGTACTCCTTTTTCTCCAAGGGAAAGTGGCATCTTGGCTTCAGCAAAAAGCTTCTGCAAGGCTTCCAGATACGTCAACCCTGTATGCATATAGGCATCGATGATATCTGTGTTCCTACCACACCCAAAACAATGAAACGAAAATGTTCGTTGGTTATATATAAAACTTGGCGAATCTTCAAGGTGCCAACAGCATAAAGCCTTTTTATTGACAGCGTCGTATTTCTCAAGTTGTAATAACTCTGCAATGATTTCTGCGTTTTTGTCACCAAGTTTAGTCTTTGCTTTTAATATCGATTCTTTGTCAACAAAAATAAACCTACACCTCCTTCTTAAATCTTGTTATCGCAGTATTCTCTGTGGTTACAAAGATGTTCGCTGAAGAATTCGTCGCAAGTTGGAGCATAGTCCCAACAATCACGTATCTCTTGTACCGTATCCTTTGCCCACTTAAGTGCTTCGTTGAAATCTTCTTCCTTAAACGGAATGTCTATCGTAGTGTTCTTCCGGAACATCATAAACCTCAGTACGTCGGGGAATCTCCCGTATTTCTTCTTGACGTACATAGCATACAAGTACAACTGTCTTGCGTACTCTGCTTGTTCCTTTTTGTTCTTGAAAGAACTTTTCGATTTATAGTCTTGGATAATCAAGCGACCGTCTTTGTCCTTGAAAACCAAGTCGATAACGCCGGTAAATACCCAGTCATCGACATCTATATCGAACTCTCCTTCCACCTCAAGAATTTCTCTATCGGCATAGCCAGAGAAGTTCTTAAGATAATTGAGTCCTTGCTCATAGTAGAGCTTTCTCATATTCTTACAGTACGGAGTAGAGGGGAATTTCTCAGGAACTGCGGCATCGAATTCCCATTCGTAAATAGTCGTCAAATCCCAAAGCTCTATTTCTCCTCTTGCGTACCTTTCCATAAGGGAATGGACTTCTGTTCCATAAGAACTGAAACAGTTTCCAATTCCTCGCTTATGGAGTATGTATGTTTGCATATACCCGTATTTACAGGTATGGAAGGATGATAACTTCGAAAAACTGAACCGTTCCTTTTTTTCAGTTACCAAGGACAAGAGTCGTCACTGGTCGATGCGGGAGCCTCGGCGACAGTGCTTGCCTTTGCAGTATTGTCGGTTGATGCAGGAGCATCACTTGCCTCGATTGTTGCCTCAAGAATGAGGAATCTGAAGCGGGACTTCGTGTTACCGTCATTATCCGTGTAACGCTCATTGGTAAACTTGGACTTTGTAATGGTGATTCTGTCACCCTTCTTGAGTCCCTTAAGTGAATTGACGGCGTGTCCGATTGCACGAGGGAACCATCCAGAGTTGACGTAATTGCCCTCGGCGTCTTTCTCCGATGTGGTCATCTGGAGATCCATGTATTTGCCATTCTCGGCAACCTTTACATCCCAGACCTTGCCGAAAATTTTGTTGGTGTTATAAATCATTTGCTTTCTCCTTTCGTGGTTTTCTTGGGCGCAGTAGCGGGTTTATTAGCCGCAAGAGTTTCAAACTCTTTCATTACTGCCGCGCATACTTCGAGAGTCTTGATTGAGGAGGGGTTCTGGTTACCATCGTTGTACTTACCAACGACGCCCATAACCTCTTCCTTGGGGATGCCAGACTTAATAAGCTGACTACCCATAGCGACTACTTCCTTAACCGCGGAGTTAAGCTCTTCAGCGAGCTTCTTCTGCTCCTTTTCGTCGTCGTAGTTCTCGGCTTCTTTCTGCTTGCTTCTGTAGTTGTCAGGATCCGCTTCGGATGTAGCCAACTGAAGAGACTTCATAAGGAAGTATCTGTTGCAGTAGGTTTCAGCAGCACCGAATGCCTGAGAAGCATCTTCCATCTGACCAACCAATACCCACGGAACCTCAACGGTTTCCTCGGGCTTGTCTGCGTTAACCCAAGTGTAGACGGTGTCAGCGTGAACGATGAACTCATTGATAGTCTTGTCCTTGGTTTTCTGGTATGTATAGGGCATAACCTGAAGTGTGCCCGGAACGATGGAATGGTACAGCATAACTCCGTACTTCTGCATACCTGCAGTTACCTTCGCCTGAATCTCTTCCTCGGGAACATACTTGTAGTTGTATCCCGATTTGGTCTTCTGGAGAATACCTGCGGCGTCAGCGATCTTCAGGAGTTTCTGGTGAATGTTCATTTCAGTTCTCTCCATCTGCGACCTCCTCTACGATTTCAGTAGTCTTTTTCTTTTGTCTTACCGCGGACTTGAGCATTCTCTGGATGTCGCGGTGGCTGATACCGTGCGCCTTGCAAAGGCACATCAGAAGTCCCTTTTCCTCATCAAACGGCTCATTATGAGCTTTGGCAACGAACTTCTTTCCGTTCACCCACATAATTGTTGCGGGATCGTTGAACAGAACCTTGATGCCGCTGAATGTGGAAGGTGTGGGTTCTGCCTTGACAGGTTTCTTCGGTTTGTTCTCGTTCTGCTCAAGCTTCACAACCTTCATATCAGCAGGGATTCCGCCGAGTAGAGCTTTGAAAAACTCTTGCTCTGCCGGAGAAACGTTTGCAGTGAACTGGATTGATCCAGCTCCAAGGTCAGTGGGGTTCGAATTTCTGGTTGGCATAGTTTAAATTCCTTTCGTGTATTTATTTCGGCAACTCCGTTGAGAATCATCGACTCCCAATCGTCATCGTCGTATTTGTGTTTTTGTTCTTCTAATTGATAGAAGAGTTGTCTTTCTGCTTGTTGATGTATCTTCCATTCTGGTACAGATACGTTGTGACAATTTGGCGGATCAATAAATTCACCATAGTATGTTGCGTTCGTTGGCATTTGAACAAAATCATCGACCAAGTCATCGAGCGTGGTAATCGACTCATAAGTGTGGTTGAGTATTCCTCGAACCATTGAACTTAGAGCATCTACAGAAACTCCGAATGCCTCAGAGACTTGTTGTATCATATCAGCAAATGGTTCTATATCAATCGGCATTTTGTACTCCTTCGAGGATCATCTCTTCCCACGATGCAGGATCTTCGACGACCTCTGGCTCTTCATCTGGTTCGAGAAAAGCCTTGACGTCCAATGCTCTGCATCTTAGGGTTAGCGAAGCGCTTGCTTCTCCCGTAAAGACAACCCTTCTATCGGCAGTATAAACTTCTTCGCTATCTCTCGATAGTTCGATTGAGCCAAGCTCTTTAAGTTCTATCTCGTAGCAAATTCCTTTGTCATCATAAAGAGCTAAAATTCCTTTAGTCGGTTGTCTTGGCGGCATCGTTACTTCCTCGTTTCTTCCAAAAGATTGGACGAGATGATGTCAGCAACACTGAGTAGTGTTACGAGCTTCGACATATCCTGAGCTTTGCTCAAGCCGAAATCTCCACCCTTAACTGCCGCATCGAATCCACTCATATGCCAGCGGATTGCAAGCAACTCGTCCATTGTGAGCTTGATGTACCACTGAAGGATGATACAGCTCTTTTCGCCGTGACCGAGAGGAACCTTTTCGTCCACTTCCCAAACGGCTTTGGCAACCCACATTCCGTCTTCCTTGACGTTGCGGGTACCTTGTTTGTAGTAGTTAATCTTGCAAACATCGTGGAATAGGGAAGCGATTGCGAGAGACTCGCGAGAGATGCTTCCATCACCGTAAATCTCATAGAGTTTTACGAGCTGTTCGAAGACGTTGATTGAGTGCTCACACAGACCACCAGCGTAATTGCCGTGGAATCGTGTGCTTGCCGGAGCATCGTAGAAGTCAGACTTCTCAAGCCACGCGAGCAACTCATCAAGTCCTTCGCGATGTATTTCCTGTTTGCAGATTGAAATGAATTTTTCTTTTAAATTCATATTCCCTCCGTGTCTAAATATGGTTTGAAATTGTTAAAAATAAAGAGATTTTTCTGCATCAAAGATGTCTTTGATTGAGATATTTTTCAAGCCATTCGTTGAATAATTCATCGGCGCAAGCTCTTATACGACGTTCCTCGGATTTCGAGATGCTCTTATCAAAAGCCTGTGCCCATTTCTGAGCACGTTCCTGTGCAAAGAAATCTCTGATCTCCATCAGAATCTTGCCGAGCTTGTTGTTTCCTTCGCCGTCGCATACGCCCCATTCTTTGTCGCCCCAATCGTTTCCTTCGATTAGTTCAGCGGGAGCAGTAGCGAGGAGCCGT